GCGCATATTGTGCCGCTAATAACGTCACGGTAGTTGACCTTTCAGAGGTACGCGATCTTGGTAACTCCATCTTGGGCGGCGGGTACAACAATAACGTACCTACTACGCAGGCTGGCTTTTACCCGGACGGTCCAGATATCGTGTACGTGGTAGCGCAGGCTATCAGTGCCACTGCAGGTACGATCCTCGCTCGTATCTCTTGGAAGGAAGCGCAGGCTTAAGATGGCTAAATCCCCGGCTTGGACACGCAAAGAAGGCAAAAACCCTAAGGGCGGTTTGAACGCCAAAGGTCGTGCTTCGTACAACAAAGCCAATCCGGGGAAGCCGGGGCTTAAAGCCCCACAGCCTGAAGGGGGTTCGCGTAAGAAGTCTTTTTGCGCCAGAATGTCTGGTATGAAGAAGAAGCTCACATCAGCCAAAACCGCCAAAGACCCCAACAGCCGCATCAACAAATCCCTCCGCGCATGGAACTGCTGACGTGGAACAGAACATCTGGAACTATATCATGACTGCTGCCATCGCCGTTATCGGCTTCATGGCTAAGCAGAAGATGGACCATATCGACGACCGGTTCAATGATATGGAGCGGTTGAACCAGCTTCTAAACAAGACGCGCGAGCAGTTAGCCCGTGATTACGTCACTCGGGCTGAGATTAACCAAACACTGGACAAGTTAGCTGACCGTATTGATGCCAGCATACTTCGCCTCGAAACTAAAATCGACGCTATGGGGAAAGAATATCATGGCTGAACAAGACAAGAGTGATGCAGCAGAAGACAAGAAAATGATTTCTGCTATGATTCATAAGCACGAGAAGAATGACCATCCGGGAAAGCCCCTGACAAAGTTCAAAAAAGGTGGTACTGTAACTAAACGTGCTGATGGTATTGCCCAGCGCGGTAAAACTAAAGGGAAGTTTGTGTAATGCGTAAACCCAAGACGTCCAGTAAAGCTAAGTCGGCTATGGCCGGTCTTGGTCAAGCGCTTGCTATGCGCGCCGCTATGGCTGGTGCCGGTGGTGCCGGTGGTGCTGGTGGCCCCCCTCCCGGTGCTGGCCCTGATATGTCGGGTGCTGGTGGACCCCCTCCCGGTGCTGGCGCTCCCCCTCCGGGCATGAAGAAGGGCGGTATGGCCAAAAAGTTCGCGAAGGGTGGTGTCGCTGGTAAGGGTGTAGATAAGGATATGCCCACCAGCAAGAACATGGGGAACATGGGAATGGCTAAGGGCGGCATGGCAAAGAAGTGCAGTGGCGGCATGATGAAAAAGGCTTCGGGTGGCCTGCTCCCCAACAAGAAGGGTGCTGAAGGCATCGACAAGAAGGGCAAGACCCGCGCTTTGCGCGAAAAGATGGACGGCGGTGACGCAGTGACTGTCAAGGACACCAAAGGCCCCGGTAAGAAGTACGCCAAGGGCGGTAGCGTGTTTAGCGGTAAATCTGCTGATGGGATTGCTAGCAAGGGCAAGACTAAAACGAAAATGTGCTGATATGGCTAACGCTAACACCCCGGACGAAAGTGTAGAGCGCACTGAAGTTATGCCTCGTTCGGGGAAGGTTGGCGGTGAGCGCCTGCCGCGCTCGATTAACTCCCCGATGAAGGGGCGCGAAGAGCGGTACCTTAACCGGCCACACAGCACTAACATCACTGGACAGCGCGTGCCTAAAGACGAGGGCATGCGTAAGGGCGGCGAAGCTAAGGGGAAGAAAGTGCGAGCTAGTCGTGGTATGGGCGATATGGCACCGTCGAAGATGCCCAGCAAAAAAGCCAAGGGTGGCAAGCTGAACATCAAGAAGGCTATCAAGAAACCCGGCGCGCTCCATGCGCAGCTTGGTGTCCCCAAGGGCGAGAAAATCCCTGCGGGTAAGATCGCTGCCGCAGCTAAGAAGCCCGGTAAACTCGGCCAGCGCGCTCGGTTCGCACAGGTCTTATCTGGCGTAAGGAAGAAGAAGTGAAATGGCCGGGCACACTGACGAAGGCAAATGGAAGCGCGTTGTTGCATCCGTAAAGGCTAGCAGCAAAGGCGGAAAGCCCGGTCAGTGGTCGGCGCGTAAAGCGCAGCTTGCCACGCAGCGGTACAAGAAATCAGGTGGGGGGTATAAAGGCCCCAAGACCGAAGCGCAGAAGTCCTTGTCCAAGTGGACTAAAGAGGACTGGGGTACTAAGTCAGGTAAACCATCTACACAGGGTACCAAAGCTACAGGCGAACGGTATCTACCTAAGAAAGCCCGCGAAGCACTTAGTCCTTCTGAATACGCCGCCACTACAAAAGCCAAGCGCGAGGGTATCTCCAAGGGTAAGCAGTTCGTTAAACAGCCAAGCGGTGTAGCTAAGAAAACAGCGAGATACAGATGACAACTTCAGGTACCGCAACAACTAACCTAAACCTTCTTGATATTGTCGAGGAGGCGTTTGAGCGTTGCGGTGCCGAGTTGCGTACTGGTTACGACCTTAAGACTGCCCGTAGGAGCTTGAACCTCCTTACTATCGAATGGGCAAACCGAGGAATTAACCTCTGGACTATCGAGCAAGGCTCGATCCCCATGATTCAAGGCCAAATTACGTACACGCTACCCATCGACACTATTGATCTGCTAGAACATACCATCCGCACCCAGACCGGAATCCAGCAGACAGACATCAACATCACCCGGATTAGCGTCGATACCTATGCCACAATCCCAAACAAAAATGCGCAAGGTCGCCCTATTCAGGTGTGGATCAACCGCCAATCTGGTGCGACCTATCCGGGCACTGGAGTTAATCCGCCATCAATCAACGTCTGGCCCTGCCCCGACCAAAGCAACTATTATACCTTCGTCTACTGGCGGCTTCGCCGCATTCAAGATGCTGGTAATGGCGTTGAGACGCAGGATATTCCTTTTCGCATGCTCCCCGCTCTGGTGGCAGGTCTTGCGTTTCACCTGTCTATGAAGATACCTGATGCCATGAACCGTACCCAGCCGCTTAAGCTAATGTACGATGAGCAGTGGCAACTTGCACAGGATGAGGACCGCGATAAAGCCGCAGTACGAGTTGCCCCCCGCGTTTACTTTAGGTGATCTATGCCTAACAGGTTTGCTTCCGGCAAAAAGGCTATTGCTGAGTGCGACCGATGCGGTCAGCGCTATAAGCTAAAAGAACTACGCCCGATTGTTGTTAAAACCAAAAACGTCAACTTACTTGTGTGCCCTACATGCTGGGAACCCGATCAGCCCCAGTTACAGCTTGGTATGTACCCAGTTGATGACCCACAGGCATTACGTAACCCACGCGGCGACCATAGCTATTACCAATCAGGCCCAAATATAAATGGGACTCCTAGTCAAGGTAGCCGGGTAACTGATTGGGGTTGGAGTCCAGTAGGGTTCAGTAACCCGTTAGGTTTACCCGGACTACAAACTGCGCTATTAGGTACAGGACAGGTCGGTACAGTAACGGTACAGATTAACTAGGAGGTTTTATGGCTAAGGGCGGCAAGACTAACGACCAGATGCTTAAGCTGGGTCGTAACCGGGCTAAGATCGCGAACCAGCAGAAGCCGGTAAGCAAGGTTAAGGCCAGCGAAACTAAGGTGAACAAGAATGGCTAAGTTTAGCGATAAGCAGGGCGGTAAGGAAGTCGGTCAGGCTAGCACTTACGCTAAACCCCACAATGCTCAGGGCGGTACGGGTATCAACCTCGGCAACAACGGCTATCCGAATGATATCCCCCGCACGGACACGCAGAAGATTCGTGGTACGGGTTGTGCTACCAAGGGGCTGAACAGCAGCACCAAAATGGGCTAAGCTATTATGGATTACCCTACCCTGTTCAGCACGGTCCAGTCGTATCTGGAAAACACGTTCCCCAATTTCACGGCTGGTACCAGCACGGGCGGGACAACGACGTTTACTAGTACACAGCAGATCAACACGTTTATTGTCGAAGCAGAACAGCGGATACATAACGCTATCCAACTTCTGGAACTGCGTAAAAACGTGACGGGTAGCGGTACAGCCAATAGCCAATACCTTGCCGTACCTACTGACTGGCTCGCAAACTTCTCACTAGCTGTCGTTAATCCTAGCACGGGCGCATATACATACCTGCTTAACAAGGATGTAAACTTCATCCGTGAGGCATTTCCGTACCCAAACTCAACCGGTAT